AGTGTAAATGGATTTTTCATTTGATTATTTTCGCAACATAAAAAACCCGGAATTTACGCTTTGTAATCCGGATAAACGAAAGATTGCCATACTTGAGGTGCGGCAAGCACAACTAACGCTACGCTTTAACGATTTATCCGAACTTTCGTTTGAGGTTCCGTCACACGCAACAAATGCTAAGGGCAAGAAAATTATATATTCACACTATACAAGAGTAGAAACACAGCGCCTTATTTTAATAGACTGGGTAGGATATTTCAAAATCATGGAGGTAAACGAGGTTGAGGATGGCTTAGATAGCTACAAAACTGTTACGGCAAAATCCTTACAGGTTCGGCTTAATGATAGAGGCTTCTTTATGGAAGAACGGGTGTATAAGTTCTTTGACCCTAACAATCCTTATGATACAGGCTTTTGCGGCAGCGATGTAGGCGAGATACCCTCGGTCATCGGGCAATTACATGAGCAGCTGGATATTCAAATTGACCCCCGTGTTATTCAAGGATTATCTGAAGACACTACTCTAACTTATGATGATTGGACGGTGTCATATATAAGCCCTGTATTTCGTTTTAGAGAAAACAGGGAGGATAATGTGGTGCGGTCATTCACGGAATCCCGCACGATATTCGGTTATGATTTTATCCTTAACTTCGCCTCAGAAATCTTTGAGGCAATTTTTGTCTTTGATTTTCTCCGTATGGCTATATCTATCCGCACGGTTGAGGAAGTCACGCAGCGCACAAACATCTACTTAGATTATGATAACATCGTAAACGAACTGCAAACTACCGAGCGAGCCGAAGATGTTGTGACAATCCTTAACTGTAACGGCAATAACCTAGATATCCGAAGCGTCAATCCAACAGGCACCAATTATATCGCAGATTTTTCGCATTACATGGCGGCCGAGGATGATGATTTTCCTAAATGGATGTCTAAGGCTTTGAGTCAAAAGATTAGAGACTGGGAAGCGGAAGTAGAAGCGGCGACACCTGAGTGGAAAACGCTTGTCATGCAGCTGCGGGGTTTATACCAAACGCAAGCTGAGTTAAAACAAGAAAAGCAGTTTGTAGATTTGAAGCTATTTGACCTTAGGAACGCAATAGACAGATTCCACTTAGCAGATGAAGGTCATTTGTTAGAGCTTAAGAATTTAGAAAGGCTTGAAGAATCACGGGCGATTTTTACGGCAGAGGAAGTATCGGTTGGCAAACGCAGCTTAGATGAGTTAAGTATATTCCACACAATACCATTAGACAAAAACCAAAACCACACCTGCTGGCGAGTGCCTCCGCAGTTTGAGCCGGTGGAGAGTGAAGAGTTTCGCTGGACTGGTAGATTCAATTTTCTTAACAGCGACCCGGATTTAGATGCTAGGCATAACTCGTTTAATAACAACTGGCTGTTTCCGTTGGGGAATAACAGTGAACCGCTTGCAGGCAACTTTTTGTATTTTAGAGACAATGTTGTGGGCGGCATCAGTGGTGAAGAAAATGTAGAAAGCTACTGTCAGTTGATTGGTGAACTTATAGTTACCGTGGTGGATATCGAGAGAGAAATTTTTGAGACAGAATATCAAGTTACGGGTTTTAGGCGCTTTACTGTTTTTTCTAATGCACCTAAGTGGGAGAAGATTTACACCGCTGAATCATATCGCTTGCAGGGCTTGCTTGATGCCAACAAAACGGCGATAGAAGTGGTAGCCCAGCGTATGAATGAAATATCTAACAGGCTCAATTTGCAAAGATTTTTTGACCTTGAGAATTCAGGCGAGCGCAAACTTTTGCGTGAACTTCGCAACTATTGGATAGAAGCAGATTTTGAAAGTCCGGGCTTAGCGGCGTTCTACAACACACCGCCAGAAGAGGTAATTGACCTATCCTTAGAGCTATTAGAAGAAGGGCGCAAGCACTTATCAAGAATAAGCCAGCCGCGCTTTAGTATAAGTGTTGATGCTATAAACTTTACTAAGATATACGCTTTTAAGGCGTTTGCAAGCGATTTAAGCTTAGGTAGGGTAATAACCATACACAAAGCCGATGGCGTGCATTACTATCCAGCACTGACCTCTATGAGCTGGAACCTTGACGATGCACATGACTTTAGCTTAGAGTTTTCTAACGCTTTAAAGCCAAATTCACAAGACTTTTTGTTTATGGATTTAGTGTCAGAAAGCTCTAGCACCACTCGAAAAATCTCTGCTAACTGGCAAAATCTAACTAAGTTCGTAAGGCGGGAAAACAGCATTGATGAGCTTATAAATCAGCCTCTCAACCGCACTTTGCGTCTAGCACAAGGTGCCATGAATAACCAGCAATTCGTAATAGATGACACGGGAATTTTGGGGCGTAGATTCGAGGGCGATGCTCAAAGCTCGTTTGCTCCTGAGCAAATAAGGATAATCAATAATGTGATGATTTTTACCGATGACAGCTGGCAAACGGCTAAAACGGCACTCGGAAGGATTGCTTTTACGCATCCAATCCATGGTGAGATGCAAGCCTACGGATTACTTGCAGAGTCGCTAGTTGGGTCATTAATCATAGGAAACTCATTATATATCGCTAATGATAACAACACGGTTTCTATCAACGGCAACGGTATTACCATTAAAAATGCTGCTACCGGCGATACTGTATTTAATGCAGATTCTAGCGGCAATTTAACTGTTAGAGGTTTTGCTTCAAGTGCTAATCTTTCCGCACTTGAATCTCGTGTTTCAACAGCAGAGACCAATATTACTTCAACTGCCAACAGTCTAGCTAGCACGATAGAACTAACGGCGACGCACACAACTTCAATAGATGGGTTAAATTCAAGATTGACAACAGCTGAGGCAAGTATCGTTACACAAGCTACCGCTCATGAAAGTTTGGTGTCACTAACAGCATCAATGCGTGGCGATATAGATTCTGCAACGGCATCTCTTGAGCTTAAAGTCGGACGGGATGAAAACAATCATATAGTGTCTATGCTTAATGCTTCATCAGATACTATTACCTTTAGAACCAATCGTTTTCAAATATTACCGCCGTTAAATGGCAGCAGTAATTTTTCATTAGACAATGGCAACATAACCTGCACGGGCGGTAGCATTGGCGGCTGGACAATAACCGCTAATACGCTTACATCAGGTAGTGGAGTAAATGTGGTGGGCATGAGTCCTAACCAACATGGATTTAGTTTTTGGGCGGGCGGTATCCCTAATGCAAACGCCAATGCCGCACAACCTCCGTTTAGAGTAACAAGGGACGGCAGAATCTTTGCAACGCAAGGGTATATTGGGCATTTATCTTTGACTAACGGTTCACTCCGATCGGATAACTTTGAAATTAACACAAGGATTCAAGACAGTGCGACTTCATCAGAAATCAATTTTCGCGGAACAACTTCTCGCATAACCGAGACAGAGATAGTGACAAATCAGCTGACGGTCGAAAGCGGATTGTCTGCCCACAATATTGTTTTGGGCAATAGCTTGCAAGTAGGGAGAGTTACGCTAAACGGTTCTAGCATAGGCGGCAGTAACAGTAGCATTGAGTTCGATGCAGGGAGAATTACTGCAACTGCAACCATACGAAGCAGAAGCAATTCGCCGTTTGGCAACGATGTAAGAGTTGAAACCAATATCCCGGTTGCGACAACACTGTCTTTTCATGTGTGGGTCACTCGTCCGGGTAATGACGGTCACTCGGTTTTCATTTGGATAAACCAAGGACAAAGAGACAGCGGTTGGGTGGAAGTTAATAACTGGTGGCGAGGGATAGGTGCATCGTTTGTGACAAGCGGCACTACCAGCCTAGTATTTGCAAACGGCGGCGACGGACAAAATTTAGTTGTACGAGGGAGCCTTATGCCGCAAGGTAACGGTTCGCAAGACTTAGGGAGTTCGTCAAATCGTTGGCGGCAAATATTTGCGGCTAATGCCACAATAAGCACTTCAAGCGGTGTGTTAAAGCACGGCGTGCAAAACATAGGAGATAAGTACTCCAAGCTATTCGATAAGCTTCGCCCCGTAACCTATAGGCTTAAAGATGATTCTAACGATAGAACTCATATGGGCTTGGTTGTGGAAGAGTTAAAAGCGTCTTTGACAGAAGCAGGAATG